AAAGATGCGCTGAAGCCTTGCTTGGGTACTCTCAAACAATGGCAGATGCTTATACAACCGAACCAGAGGACTTTGATGCGGCTGTAACAGCTTTGCTTGCCAGAACGCTAGAACTCCATCTAAACCGAACAATCAACCTAGAGAACCTTTACAAATGACACAAGAAGCAGTTATCAGATGCCTACAAAACGGCCCACTTACTTCCTATCAAATAGAAGATTTAACTGGCATACCAAGACTGTCTATTGCAGCTTGTTGCACCAAGATGAGCTACAAGAAGAAATTAAAAATTGGAAAAGTTAAGATGGGTCGTTCTTGGGTTTCTCAGTACACGTTAGAACCACACATGATTGAGGCTGAAAAGGTAGAAGAGCCTCGTGATCTGCTAAACCCGTTTGACATTAGGAACGCTAAAGGCATCTTCACTAAGTCTGAATATGCTTCTATGAACGCACAGGCTGTTCGTTTGTTTGGCAGAAAACCAACAAATGAAATCACAAATAATCAATTTATTTGAAAAAAACCTCTTTACACAATAAAAAGTTGTGTACAATAAAGTTGTTGCCGTGAGAAGCGACTAATTGAAGCCACTTAATTCTACTCTCGCCCTTGGTTTTTGCTCTAGGGTTCTCACCGAGGGTAGAGCTAAGTGGCTTTTTTACGTCCATCTCTCTGCATCCGTACTCCACACGATAGCAGCGCATTTGCATGGATGGCTTGGAAGAAAACACCGACATCAGGAAACACCCCCTGTTTGCCGACCAGCGTTGGTTAAGCGACTGGTAAAGCATTTGGTACAACGGTGGAACAAGGCCAAATGTATAAGCGAATTAACTCGTCATGCGCACTTGGGGCGTTTTGTATTTAAGTCAATAGGAGTCAATAATGAATACCATAATGCTTGGAGAAGGTCGGATAGAAACCCCTCTATCCACCCTTGGAGAACCTATGTCTAAAGAAAACAACATGGATAACTTTGAGAGATTCTGGGAGACTTGGCCTAAATCATTCAGAAAAGGCGGCAAGTCTGCCTGTAGAGTGAAATGGAAGAAGTTTTACTGTGATACCTGTGCAGATCAGGTCATCAAACACATAGAGTGGATGAAAACAACCGATGCTTGGCGAAAAGACGATGGTGCTTTCATTCCTGCACCTTTGGTCTATCTAAACCAACAAAGATGGGATGGGGCTGAGATTCCTGAGTCCTTCGGGATCAAAGTTGAAGTGCAAATTGATCCTGCCCTTGCCAAGATTGAGGCTGACAACAAAAAAGCCTCACCAATGCCAGACCACATTAGAGCTAGATTAGCTGAACTAAGGAAATGAAATGAAATTCAGAAAGAAACCCGTAGTCATTGAGGCCACACAATGGTTTAAAGATGGCGACCATCCTGCTGTAGAAAAGCATGACCGAGAAGAAGGTTTTGGAAAAGTTTACACACTGGAAGGTGAGCATATAGTGACCCCCGCAGACTGGATCATTACTGGCGTAAAGGGTGAGAACTATCCATGTAAGCCAGATATTTTTGAAATGACCTATGAGGCAGCAGAGTGAACTACTTTGAAGCTATGAGACTACTGGACAAGGTACGTGAAGGCGTACCATTTCCGATACACATGATAAACCAAGCCCTAGAGCTTACTGGTGACTTGGACTAGGGTATATACCTATGGCATACAGTAGAAAAAACATCTCTAATGCAGGAGACAGAGTTGTTTTAGAGAAAGCCGAAGCAAGGGAAATATACCGAACTTGGCAATCAAACAGAGATAACGATTTTGTTCGTGCCAGGCTTGAGCGTTGCGAAAAGGTCTATGGATCAGGAGCAAGAGATCGAGTCAGGTTTTATATGCGTCAAATGAAAGAAGGACAAATTGAATGAGTTGGCTTTATTCGCAGGTGCTGGTGGAGGAATACTTGGGGGACATCTCCTTGGATGGAGAACAGTCTGTGCAGTCGAGTGGGAGCAGTACCCCGCAAGCGTACTGTGCGCCCGACAAAATGACGGGCTTCTCCCGCCTTTCCCGATTTGGGATGACGTTCAAACCTTTGACGGAAAGCCGTGGAGAGGAATTGTTGACGTTGTATCGGGCGGCTTTCCATGCCAAGACATCTCAATTGCAGGAAACGGAGATGGACTTGAAGGAGAACGTAGCGGAATGTGGCGAGAAATGGCGAGGATCATTCACGAGGTACGACCCCGATACGTCTTTGTGGAGAACTCACCAATGCTCACTTCTAGGGGACTTGGAGGCGTTCTCGGAGACTTGGCCTCAATGGGGTTTAATGCGAAATGGGGAGTGTTGGGAGCAAACGACATTGGTGCAAACCACCAAAGGCAAAGGATATGGATTAGAGCAGAAATGGCCTACTCCAAACGCATGGGATGGGAAACGAGGCCCGATGAGCAAGGAATTGATGGAGACAGGGAAACATCAAGTCAGCTTGGTAACTGCGGTCAAACACAATCCGACCAGGTGGGGAACACCAAAAGCACAGGATTCACGCCATGCCTTGAGGGACAGAGGCAAGGGCAATCTTGGAGAGCAAGTATCGGGAATTCACAATGGTGGGAAATTGAACCCCCTGTGGACAGAGTGGCTGATGGGATGGTGGATCGGGTGGACAGACTTAAAGCCATTGGTAATGGACAAGTCCCATTATGTGCAGCTACCGCTTGGAGAATCCTAAAATGACCTTTATGGTAACTTTCAAAGTAGACGCTAATCCTGTTGGCAAACAAAGGGCTAGATACGTCAAAAGGGGAAACTTTGTGCAAACTTACACCCCTGAGAAGACAAGAACCTATGAGACTTTAATTAGGGATTCTGCAATCGAGGCAATGGGTGCGTCTGAACCATTGGAAACCCCTGTTAGCCTTTATCTTTACATTCGAGTGCCAATCCCTAAGTCATGCACCAAAAAGCGGTTAGAAGCCATTGACAATGGGTCAGAGAAGCCAACAAAGAAGCCTGACGCAAGCAATATCCTGAAAAGCGTAGAAGATGGCATGAACGGGGTTGTCTACCATGACGATTCGCAGATCATAAACATCCATGTTACGAAGGTTTATTCAAGTCTGCCAGGTGTTGATATTTGCGTAAAAGAATGCTTGGACTAAGGGTTTATCCCTATTCAAAACATTCCAAAACAGGAATAACATTTAATTTTCAACAGGAGTTACATCATGGAATCAACTTGGGAATTTGACACAACAATCGGTCAAGGTAGCGAAGTAGTGACAGTTGTCTATCAATACGAAATAGACGAGGACAAATCCACCTATAACGAATCAGTCAAGGAAGTGTGGTTTGAAGGGCGTGATATTGTGGGATGTATGTCACAAGAGGCTTGTGCTGAATTGGAAATGGAAGCAGCAATGCGTTTTCAAAATCACAAACTCAACTACAAAATGGAGGATGTATGACCAAAGAAAACATCATTCGCTTGGCAATAGAACACACCATCAATGGTCTAAAGTTTGATGAAGAGGGTCTTTTGCGTTTTGCCAAACTAGTTGCAGAGCATGAGCGTGAGGCTTGTGCAAAGTTATGCGATGAACTCGATCAGAAATTATGGGAAGATATGGGCGAGTCTATGAGTGGTTATGGCGAAGCAATCAGGGAAAGAACATGAGTGATAACCCACACAAGGCGGTGCAATTCCTGATTGACACTGCACCCCTTTACAGTAAGGCCAAGGCCACTAGGATGTACTTAGAGGAATTCAGGAAAAGCCGCAAGGCTCAGCTCATGAGCCAAGCGGGAACTGAGGTTCTAGGAAAGCAGGAAACCTACGCCTATGCTCATGCTGATTACATCGAAATACTTGAAGGAATCAGGGAAGCGGTGGAACTGGAAGAGCGTTATCGTTGGCTAATGACCGCAGCACAAACCCGCATCGAGGTATATAGAACCGAGCAATATAGTGCTAGGCATGAAATAAAAAACACCCAATAATGCAATCAAAAAACAAACCCAAACCAAGCGCAGGGGAAAGGCTACACATTGCAAAAATTAAACTCATGTCATGCATTATTTGCGACTCACCACCACCGAGCGAATGCCATGAAATAAACCAGGGGCAATGGTTTACATCGATGCCATTGTGTGCTGATTGTCATCGGGGAAGCTTAAACGGGATACATGGTCAACGTAGATTATGGAACGTCTACAAAATGGACGAGTTAGCAGCATTAAATGAGACAATCCGCAGAATATGCGAAGAGATGCCCCTAAAAAGCATTAAAACCCCGTTTTAGGCGTTTTTTATCATCGGTGCATAGTAGGGTAGCACAAACCAAAAAAAAGCCCGTAAAGGCTTAAATTTTAGGCAACAAAAAACCCGCTCATTAGGCGGGTTCTAGGTTTATCGTTTTCCTGAGAGTATTCGCAGAATCAGGGCTGCAATTGCATAAATCATTTAAGCCCCTCAAATCGTGCAACAACCACAGCATGGTGCATCAATACAGCGTCCACGTTTATTTCTGTAAAACGTAGAAGGCCCGTTTTCACCGATGAAAGTTATAGTGTCAGAATCGGGTTGCAATTGTGCTGTTTTATTGCTTGTGTCATACAAAATATAGTCCCCTGGCTTAATAAGTGCGCCAGATAACTTACATTTTCCAAAATATTTTGCTTTCATTGTTTTAAGCATAGTGAACACCCCTAATTTGAACAAAGCCGCCATTGTCTTTTTTAGCTTTTCCTTTGGCATATAAAGCCACAACTACAGATTTTGGTTCTATGTGGCGCACATCGCTATTGTCTCCATCAATTACATTCCAGCCCCGAAAATTATTAGGGATATCGCTTTGCTTTTGGAAAACTACAGCCGTACGGGAATTATTAGGGTTAGTTAAGCCCTTAATTGATATCGGTTTTGGGGTAATAGCCGAAAAACTGTATGTAAGATCATAATTACCCGCTGTTTTCCCGTCTAATTTTCGTGAAGGGTGTTTTGTATAGTCGTAAAATTGAACATCTGGAAACAACTGAAAAATTGTTTTTCCATCATGCACAATAATATTTTCAAAAGCGATATCGCTTGTCCCATTAGGACGCACCAAAGGGTTTAAATTGATGCGCTTTGCTTTGTTAGCCAAAGTCCATATGTCAGCGCACAAAGAGAGCATGAAAGCTTCTTGATTATTGTAAAAAAACTGTGTTTTTGATTCCCTGGCTTTTTGTACACTGTTAAATGCGCCACGCCCCGCACTTTTTAGGCAACCCTCGAAGCAGCCAGCCAGTTTAGCCAAAGGGCAAAGTATTTCATCGGGTACAAGATAAACGATACCCGTTAAATAACCGATCTTTTCACCCTTAATTGTTTTTGCCGATGATTCCCCCAAAATTGTTTTGTAGGGTAGGCCATGAGCAGCCAGGATTGTTTTGTATGGATTTTTCATTGTTGACACCTATTGACAGTTAAAAATTAGAATTCTAGGGGTGCAAAACCCCTAGTAAATCAGTGAAAACCCTAGTTATTTGACTAAAACGTCAAAATAATGCAAAGCCCCTATGCAAAGCAATAGACCGATGACAATGGCCGTCAAGTAGTCTAAAAAAGTGTTTTTCATGCTGTCACCCCTAAAATTGAGGGTGAATCGGTGCAAATACACGCAACACGCTGGAATTTTGGTGCATCGTCTAATGTGCAAGCAATTAGATTGCGGCCCGTATGTGTGTAGCTTTCAACACGCATAGATTGCCCATGTACTTGAATAATTTGACCTATTGTGTATTGGCCCTTAGGGATAAAAGCAAATTTCATGTTAACGCCCTTTTGTTGCACTTTCCTATTGAAAGTAAAGTAATTATCGGGTTAGAAAAGAAAAAAACCATAGGTGTTTACCCTTAGATGATAGAATTAATTTAATTTATTTAAAGGGAAATTATGGGTAGACCTTCAAACCCTGCAACAAAGTATTTCCAGCGAACACTCACAAACCCTCAGCGAATGATTCTATTGGCGGCTGGTAAGGGTAATTTATGCAGGGGTTTTGAAAACGTATTAGACCTATACAGTGAGGCGCACAATCAAGGTTTCCGCCCAGGCATGGAATTGAGTATTTTAAATATTAGGTCGGGAACAACTAACAGCCCTGATCCAAGTGAACCAGTAAGGAATAGTAAGAGGGAATCAATAGAGAACGTATAAGGGAACACAATGACAAGCATTAAAACAAGTACCCTGAAAAAGCAGCCGCCATTACTCTCACTGCATGAAACGTAAATAAGAATCATTCGCATTTGGAAAGACTGTACAAATAACCATGAGGGAAAACCCTAAGCTGTATGTATGGCCAGTACTGTATAAAAAGACATTAGGGTAAACCCTAGGAGATGTATGGGGGGGGAGGGGGTAGCGTCTGTGTGTAGATATTTGTGGAGCCACCTCCATTCTGAAAAGGTAAAAATGAACCATCCAAGGAGGACAAATGGAACAATTGAAAAGAGGAAGAGGAAGACCAAAGGGAAGCGTCAAGATGACCATACAGAGGTTTGCTGACAATCCACCCCTTGTACTACCTAAGACAGACCATCAACGTCTTAAGGAGCTTAAAGAGCTGATGATTAGGTCTGGAGGTAAGGATGTGGCTCAGAAGGTTATTGAGATAGCCCTTAATGATGAGCATCCCCATCAATTAGTAGCACTCAAGATGTGTCTTGATAGGACTCTTCCTGTTTCTTTGTTTGAAAAGGACAAGTCTCAGAGAAGTGCCGTGACCATCAATATCACTGGTTTGGGGCAAGAACCGACTATAATAGAGCCTAATAACGCTGAAGACGTAGAGGCTAAATATGAGTAGAGCAGCAGAACGTGCCAATGCAAAAGAGCTTGGTGAGCGTTTTTACTTTACTGGCAAACCCTGTAAGCATGGGCATATTTCAAAGCGTTATACAGATAAGGGCACTTGTTGCGAGTGCATGACTCTTGATTTCGAGGCTAAAAAAGAATCAAGATTAAGCCAAATGAAGTCAAACTACGAAGCAAAGAAGTCAATCTATGCTGAGAGAATGGTTTCTTGGAGAGCAAACAATAAGCACAAACAAGCCGTGTATTCCTCTAAGAAGCGGTCTGAAATCATGTTGCGGACACCCAAGTGGCTAGATTCAGATGCTTTTGCCAAGATGGAAGAGTACTACTACACCGCCAATATGCTTGGGATGCACACTGGTGAGCAATACCATGTTGACCATATAGTTCCGCTAAGAGGCAAGTTGGTAAGCGGTTTAAATGTTCCTTGGAACTTACAAATCCTTACAAAGACGGACAACCTAAGAAAGAAAAACAAGTTCTATGGCTGATCTTAATTTCCAACTATTGCCGTGGCAGCAGATTGTTTTCAAAGACCCCGCCCGATTCAAGGTGGTTGCCGCAGGTCGTAGGTGTGGAAAGTCTCGATTAGCCGCCACAACTTTGTTAATTGAGGGATTGCGTTGCCCTCCTGGTTCGGCAGTACTCTATGTTTCGCCAACAATGGGACAGTCGAGGCAAATCGTCTGGGACTTGTTGCTAGACCTTGGAAGAGAGGTTATTCAGAGCAGTCACGTCAACAATCTAGACATTACCCTGATAAACGGAGCTAGGATATACGTTCGGGGTGCGGATAGACCTGATACCCTTCGTGGTGTCTCATTGACCTATGCCGTTCTTGATGAGGTTGCCGACATTAAGCCTGAAGCTTGGGAACAAGTCATTCGAGCCAGTTTGAGTGATAAACGGGGGAGAGCACTCTTCATCGGCACTCCAAAGGGACGCAACTGGTTCTACGATACTTTTAAACTAGGCGAGAGTGAGGATGACCCTGATTGGAAGTCATGGCACTTCACCACTGCTGATAACCCCTTGATTGACGCAAAAGAGATTGAATCTGCCAAGAAAACCCTTAGTACCTTTGCTTTCAAGCAAGAATACATGGCTTCGTTCACCAATGCGGGTTCTGATATCTTCAAGGAAGAATGGATTAAATACGGGGTTAGTCCTGAACATGGAAGCTATTACATCGCTGTTGACCTGGCAGGATTCGAGGAGGTTGCCAAACAAGCAGCTAATGCTAAGAAGCGTCTGGACGAGTCTGCTATCTCAATCGTTAAGGTTACAGACGATGGGAAGTGGTTTGTTGAGAAGATTGAACACGGGAGATGGGACATCCGAGAAACCGCCTCTAAGATACTGATTGCAATTAGGGACTACCGCCCTTTAAGTGTGGGGATAGAGAGGGGGGCACTAAAGAACGCTGTTTTGCCCTACTTGTCAGACTTGATGCGAAAGAACAACACCTATGCTCACATCGTGGATTTGACCCACGGGAATAGAAAAAAAGCGGACAGAATCATCTGGGCTTTACAAGGTAGGTTCGAGCATGGCAGAATTGTGTTAAATTCGGAAGAAGATTGGGATGAGTTTGTAGACCAGTTAATCCTGTTCCCTGCTCAAGGAGTCCATGATGACTTGCCTGACTCCCTCAGTTACATTGACCAACTGGCTGTTACATCTTACATGGAAGAAGATGATAGCGAGGATTGGCAACCAGTAGATATTATTTCAGGAGTTTAAGATGGCTACAGACAAACAACTTGAAGACCAACGCTCACGTTTAAAAGGTCAAGCAGAGTTTTATAATCCTAAGAATGTTCTAAGACCTGCAATTGTTTACAAAAACCTACGCAAAAAATCTGATGATGAGGCTTATGCTTCTGCCAACATGAGAGCAAACATGGTTGAGCAAGAGCAAGAAGCGAGAAGCATGGAGATTAACAGTCGTGAACAATATGAAAGCGAAAGAGCCGCTGGCGACCCAAATGCCCTAAGACTCTCTTTTGCTGAGTGGAAAAAACTTTAAAGGTTTATTATGGAATTCCAAGAACCATCAGACTCAGACAAAGAGATAGTTAACTTTGTTGTCAACCATTGTGACAGATGGAGGGATTGGAGAGATGTCAATTGCCTTGATGATTGGCTAGAGTATGAGCGCATCTTCAATGGTGAGTGGGATGCCCAAGATAAAACCCGTGAGTCCGAGCGTAGCCGTATCGTTACCCCCGCTACCCAACAAGCCGTAGAGACACGCCATGCCGAGATCATGGAAGCTATCTTCGGTCAGGGTGAGTTCTTTGACATTCAAGACGATATTCGTGATGTCAATGGTAGCCCCCTAGATGTTGCTGCTATCAAAGCACAACTGATGGAAGACTTCAAAGTAGACAAGATTCGCAAGTCTATTGATCAGATTGAACTACTTGCAGAAATCTATGGTACTGGTATCGGTGAGATTGTTGTTAAAACAGAAAAAGTCTTTGTCCCCGCTACTCAGGCAATACCTGGTCAAATGGGACAAGCCGCTATCGGAGTAGTAGAACAAGACCGCATTGCAGTCAAGATTGTTCCTGTAAACCCCCGTAACTTCCTGTTTGACCCCAATGGAACATCTATTGATGACTGTATGGGTGTGGCTATCGAGAAGTATGTATCCATCCACAAGATCGTTAAAGGTCAAGAAGAAGGCATCTACCGCAAGGTAAAGGTCGGTACTGACTCTATGGACACAGACTTAGAGCCTACACAAGAAGTCTCCCAGTACGAAGACGATAAAGTTAAACTTTTGACTTACTATGGACTCGTTCCCCGTGAGTACTTAGAACAGTTGGAAAACGAAGAAGATGGAGAAGTAGAAGACTTATTCCCCGAAGACTCTATTCAGGATGAGTATTCCGATCTGGTTGAGGCTATTGTCGTGATTGCCAATGATGGTGTTCTTCTGAAGGCAGAAAAGAACCCATACATGATGAAGGATCGCCCAATCCTTGCTTATCAGGACGATACAGTTCCTAATCGCTTATTGGGTCGTGGTACTGTTGAGAAGGCTTACAACTCACAAAAGGCTATAGATGCCCAAGTTCGTTCACACTTAGATTCACTAGCTCTCACAACTAGCCCAATGATGGCTATGGATGCTACCCGTCTACCACGGGGTGCTAAGTTTGAAGTAAAGCCAGGCAAAGCAATCCTGACAAACGGCAATCCCAATGAGATTCTGTTCCCATTCAAGTTTGGCAATACTGATGGTTCTAACCTGACAACTGCCAAAGAGTTTGAGCGTATGCTTTTGATGGCAACAGGCACTCTTGACTCACAGGGAATGGTTACTGCTGTCTCCAGAGATGCGGGTCAAGGCGGTATTTCGATGGCTACAGCTTCGATTATCAAGAAATACAAGCGTACCTTGGTGAACTTCCAAGAGGATTTTATGATCCCCTTCATCACCAAAGCCGCTTACCGCTATATGCAGTTCGATCCAGAGCGTTACCCTACTGTGGACATGAAGTTCATTCCTACGGCAGCACTCGGAATCATTGCCCGTGAGCATGAGCAACAACAATTTATCGCTTTGTTGCAGACTCTTGGCCCTAATACACCTGTTTTGCCTATCATTTTGAAGGGCATTATGGCTAATTCTTCTCTGTCAAACAGATTTGAGTTGATCGAAATGCTAGACAAAATGGCTACTGCTGATCCACAGGCTCAACAAGCGGCTCAAATGCAACAACAATTGGCTATGCAACTGGCTCAAGCACAGATTGCTGTCCAAACTACGCAAGCAGAGCAGAACAAGGCTGAAGCGCAAAAGTTATTGACTGAAGCGCAATTGATGCCTATTGAGTTGCAAGCTAAGAGCATGGCGGCTAACACCAAGAATCTACCTACTGACGATGCTTTGGCTTCAAAAGAGTTTGATAAGCGTGTATCTCCT